ACCAGCACCCGATGGAGCACCTTCCACTGTCAGCCCATCAGCCGTCACAGTGCCAGTTACGTCAATACCACTGTAGTCGATCCGCATACGTTCTGTTTCGTTAGTGCCAAAGAGTACGTCACGGCTGGCTGAGTTAGTATAGATATTCATGCCCTGTGCGTTCAGAGCAATAGCACCTCCGTAGCCATTCCCGTCGAGCTTTAGTTGACCAGACGCTGAGGCATCCATGTTGATGTCAGTGCCGTTGGTGGTGCTGATGATACCACCCACAGTCAGACCATCAAACGTAGGGCTGTCAGTTGTAGCAACCCCTTGGTTTAATGCTTTGACAGAAGCAATGGCTGTTAACTCACTGTCCATCAGTGCGCCAGCGGCAGTGACGTTGGTGGCGTCAGTTACGTCTGCACCGTCTTCTACGTTCAACGCGGATAGCAAAGAACTTTTAGCTATAGAACCAGTTAACCCAACAACCGCTTGTACGGCGTCTGTCTGGTCGTGCTTTGACCAGTTGTTTGCATATGTAGAAGCAGAAGCGTTATCTGTCGTCGCAACGATGTTGTCCCCCACTGCAAACGATATACCGTTGACAGTACCTGCCCCTGAAACGTAATAGAACCAGCCCGTTTGAGCAGAGCCCCCGCCGGGAAAACTACCTGAACCCGCGTTCCAATCACCTTTGTACACCATACCGTTAGCAAGGGCCGCGATATCGGTTTCCATCTGGTCAAGATTGACCGCTTGTGTAACGGAAATATAATCTAACTTAGTTCCGTCAGCGGCTACGTCACGCCCATCGACTGTACCACCCACAACTAAGTTATTGCCGATGGTTACATTGTTGCTTGCATCTTCAATTACAGCCTTGTCGGCGGGGTAAGTCAGGAAGATATTCTTCGACCCAGCACCCCAGTTTACAGCGGCGTCAGAGTTAGATGACGCGAAGACCGTAGTACGGGTAATAGTTCCTCCACTAGACGCATAAGTCCCGAGACCAACCTCGAAGTCCACGTTATCCGTGGCTGAGTAGTATACGGTATCAGCGTTAGAAATCGCCGCAGCGAATGTTTGGAACCCTGCAACCGCGCCCCCTAGCGTATAAGCCCCGGTCCCTGTAGTGTTAGTGGTCTCTTGAACGCGGTCAGCGACAATTAGAGGCATGGGGTAAACCCTTTGTTTTTAAGCTATGCGGATAATAGCGTTCGAAGCGTCCGCTGTTGGGAATTGTATACCAAACGTACTATTAGACGACGATTTGTCTGCACCAAAGTCCAACACTGCGACTGTCGGATTGCCCGCAGCGCTAGAGTTATAGATCAGCGCGCCGCGAGCTGTAATCGTAGCAGATGTGAAATCGAGGTCGGCGAAGTCTGTCAATGCGGTTGTGCCTGAAGTTGTCGGTGTCACGTTTGTGAGCGCGCCACCCCCTGCGGAATAGCTACCAGAGTTAGCGACTTCATTTGTCGCTGTGTACGCAGTAGTCGCCGCAGTAAAGGAAGCGCTGTTGGTATACAGAGCAAGTTTGAATGTGTCCCCAGACGAAGCTGTGAAGTTGTGAATACCAACAAGCAACTCCTGCTTGAATGATGTACACATAAAGTTACCTGTAAAGGCCATACTAAAAGTCTCCTAATTGGATGGCGAGGTTAGGAAACCCAGCCGCTTGTAGGTTTACGTACGCCGCTGCGTAGTCTTTCTTAACCACTGCTTTAGTATAGCACGCGATAATTTGCAACTTTTGAATCAAAGCCTACCACCCCTATACTCATCTTGCGAGCTACGTATTTGGACCCCAGTAAGCTGTCCAAGAGCTTCGCCGTAGCGTGTAGTGTATAGTTGAATGAGGTCTGCCTCACCCTTCATATACGTGTACGCCTCGATTAACGCGCCGTATAGCAATGCGGATTCGGCGTTGTCGCCGTACCAAGATGTACCTGCGGTAACGATTGAAGGGGGGTCGTAGTAGTAATGTAGCTCAACTGTATACGTGTCGTTAGGTGTTGGGCCAAGTATAAAGTTACCATCCTCACCGTTATAATCCCCATCAAACTGAGCATAGTACTTTGGCAAGGCTGATGTACTCGATGCAGGGTAAGCCTCTCGGATAAAGTTTACGTCTTTATCTAAAAGAAACGAATAATCCCCAGACGAGTCTACAACAGCCAGCGAAAACACCGATAAAAAATCCGCTGGTCTGGCTAGATACCAATTACCGTTGGTGGTGGCGGCGGTCACATTTTTCCGTAACTCAGGCACCATGATTGAGCGGTTAAGCCGCTCTTCCGCCTGCTCAACGAAATTAGGAATGTTAGAGACGAAGCTCGTCTCCTCATTCTGTGTGTAGTCTTGGATCGCTGTGACCAGCTCAGTATAGTTCATCAGAACTTACCCTTTTACGAAGTTTCCGCCACGGGTAGCCGCGCCCATACCTCGGCATTTGCCGCCATCAGCCATCTTTTTGACCTTGGCTTTACCGCCGTAGGACATTTTCATAGCTTTCTCGTCACGGGCTTCCATTTCTTTAATACGATCACCACGTTTAAGCGCTTCAATCTCTTCTCGAGTTGCGCCCAAACCTTTTGGGCGCGCTTTTGGGCGCAGGGATTTCTTAGGGGCAGCACTTTTCTTGTTTTTGGGTCTGGGTTTAGGTCTCAACATATTAATCTCCATCAGTTGTTACAGTAACGCTCCCTACAGAGCTTACCATATATTGCGCTGGGTTCCAAATAGGATTCCAACCAAACAAACCCCTACCCGGATTCACATCTGGGCGTGGGTTAAGTAAAGATTGCGGGTCTGCTGTATTAACATCCCCGAGAAAATTTTGTGGTTGGTCAGGGTCAAATACGTCTTTACCTACACGTAGACCTGTACGTACTCCGTGTTGGACCTCGTATATAAGGTCTTCCAGTTTATAGCGAAACCCAGTCCGGTCGCATATACCGTAGGCGTGTTTACCACTAGCGTAACCGGGCATTACATAGCCCCCCTAAACGGTACAATACGAAGTGTAGACCTATCTTGGTCTTGGTCTGCGGCCATAGCAAATTGTTTTTCATATTCTTGCTGCAAGGGGATAACGCGGTCAGCAACTTGGGGTTTTTTCATAGCAATATAGTATGCCAAGCCGGACACAAGAGCAGGTACAAAACGGGGTGGTATAGAGTTAGTAGCCCCTCCAACACCACTCGCTAACCCATCTATGCCTTTAAGGCGATAGTAAGCCAACTTATATGTAGTAGCATCGTTTGGTACGGGCCAAAGGGTAACTTTTACATCCGTAGCATTGCGCTGTACGTAGATTTGAGACGGACGACCTTGAGTATTTTTATTCCCTTGCTGCGAGTATGTAGAAACACTCATGCGTTGGATATACGAATCAAGCTGCTGTGCCGTGCCTTCGTCGGTGCGAAGTTGGTGTTCAATCAGGTCAATAGTATCAGAAGGTAGGGTATAAGTCGCTGTACCCGCAACCAGAGGCAAGGTTCCCGCCTCAATGGTAAATAGGTTTAAACCACGGTTCTGCCACTCTAACGTCATAATGTTGAGGCTGCGACGAGCAGTTTTTAAGTCGTACCCCGAACGCATTTCGAGGCCAGCACGTTCGTACGCCTCCTCGAATAATTCATTTAGTTCTGGTACAACAACTGCCATGATCTAGGCCTTCCTATACTTTGCTGTTTTCGCAGCGATCTTCTTCGGTTGCTTGGCAACCTGTTTACCCTTTTTAGTAGCAGCGCGCTTGGTCTTTGTAGTAGCGGCGTACTCTTTGTCAGACAAAGCCTTTATGGCTTTCTTAGGGAGATAACGCTCACCTGTAGCCTTTTTCCCTTGCGTCGATGGCTTACCAGACTTTGTCTGCCACTTCTGCTTGCCCCAGTCTTTAAGACTTTTTTGGCTTGGTTTTAACGCCATCTGCTCTAGCCTTTGCTGCTTTACCTAAGTCCTTATAGTGCAGGAGCTTCGTGCTCGTCTTGCCGTGAGTCTTGCCTGTGTGCAGTGAACCATCGGGCATCTTGTGTGTCCCGCCTTTGTAGGCAGTACCATCTCGTTTGTAGTGCTTAACACCCTTCACGATTTATATCCTCCGCCGTTGGCTTTGTACTGTTTAGCAACCATCTGCGCCTTACGGGCACTCCACTGACCCGGCTTACCGCCCTTACCACCCGCTTTGACCTTTGCTACAAGGTTTTTACGCATAGTCGGCTTAGTGTAGTTGCCCGCTGCGTTGACAGTCGATTTCTTCTTAGGTGCCATTAGCGCATAGTGCCTTTAGTTTTGCCCTTCATGCAGCAGCCATCGCCACGGGACATCTTACCACCGGAACCCATCTTCTTCATCTTGCCGCCGTAGGACATCTTGCCAACGCCATCAGCGGCATAATCAGGAACCATTTTACCGCTTGGACCTTTAACCATCTTCAGCTTTCCGCCTTTGTCCATCTTCTTGGCGCGATCGCCAGTAAGTTGGCTACCCATAGAATAACGTCCCATCATCACCACTTCTCCTTATCCGCCCAGTAGGCGGCTGACATTTTACCCTTGGCAATGTTCTTGCCGTGGCGGGCTTTAAACGACTTACGTTTGGCCTTCATACGAGCTGATTCACCAACTTTGGGCTTACCAGCGGTACTAGCACCTTTTTCTCCAAACCGGATTGTCTTGATCTTGTCACCCTCCTTGGCCACAACAATGTGCGACTTTTTAGGGTGGTTAGGAGTACGCTTAGGTTTGTTGAACCCAGAGACCCCCGCCCGTGATAGGCGAGAGTCTTTCTTGGGCTTCGGCTTTGCTTCAGCCATAGCGCATTACTCTATAAGTAGCGTCATTACGTTACCTGTCCCAGTAAAGGCAGAAACATAACAACCGTTGTCAGCAAGAATACCATCGTTTGGAATATACACGTCGTTCCAACCAGTAGGTAAAGTTAACTGCAGTATAATAGGGCCGGTAGCTGACCCACTACGAATAGTAAAAGCGGCTGTTGCTGCGGCGTTAACTAGAACACCCTGCAACCTGCCTCGGGATGGGCCTACAAGTGCAGCGCTATCGCTGGCTGCGAAATTATAAGCTCGGACTTCTTGACCAGCCATGTAGCTACTCCTTTTTCTTAGCGACAACCTTCTTAGGAGTCAGCTTTTTCGGGGTGGGTGCGGCCTTAACAGATACTCGACGGGCGATTTCCTCTGCAGAGGCTGGTTTAAAGCGAGAGCTCATACCAATACCCCTTATGCTGCTGAGATTGTAGCGCCAGTATCAGAACGCTTCCAGTCAGTACCGTTGGAAAACGCCAAGATAGCCGCCCCGGCTGCGCCGTTTGATACGTACACGAGCGTACCAGCACCAGCTGTGGCAGCGGAAGGAGCGGTTGCGACTGTGTAAGTCGGGACAATAATGTCACCAACAAAACCAGCGGTTGAGGTCACTGGACCTGAAAATGTAGTCGAAGCCATTTTAGTACCCTTTGCATAAGGATTCGCTTTGTAGTCTATGCAACGTCAGGCGGGTATATAGACCTGTCTACAAAGCTAATGTTGTACCCATTAACAGGACCATACAACACCTTTAGACAAAAAGAAAGCCCCGCCGAGGCGGAGCCTTCCAAACCGAAGTTGGTTTAAGTTCTAGGAGCTTACGCGCCTTGTGAACCGTAGATACCCAATGGGTCGGAAACGCCGAAGCTGTAACGCTCACGCGCTTTGTAGCGCACGTTGCCAGTATCGAAGTCGCCGTCCATGCCAGTAGCCATCGCGGAACGTACGAAGTGCTTCATACCGTTCGGGATGTCTGTGGTCAGGAACCAAGCGTCAGCATCTGTGAGGTAGTGGTTTACACCATACCCATCAGGAACTGCGCCGTTAGAGCTGATAGCGTTGATGTCGTTATCAGCTGTACCAACACGGAGTGTTGTTTCCAACAAGCGAGTCGCTACAAACTGCAGAGCAGACGGGATAACGAGCTTCTTAGCGCGAGCTGCGATAAGGAGGCCACGTTCGTCTACATACGCTGCGATGTCGATAATCGCTTGTTCAAGCGAAGTCTCGTTAAGGTCAGCGGAAACCGCTGGCCGGTTAGCGTTTGTGCCACCACCAACTGTGGGGTGTGCAGTACTGAACAGTGTTACACCATCACCAGACTGGAAAGTGTCAAAGCCCGTATTGAGCAATGAGGCAGCTTTAACCTGCTTGGTGTACGCCATAGCGCGAGCTAGAGCTTTTGTGTAACGCGAGGACAATGAGTCATATAGGTTGTCTTCCATCGCTTCTTCAGTGATGGCAAAGCCCATAGCAATCGTCTCGTGGGTGTAGCGAGCTGTGAACGCTTCTTGTGCATTGTCATATGCAATAGAAGAACCTTCAGCCTTTGTTGGTGCTGCACCGAAACCAGACAATTTAACTTCTTCCTCAAAACTACGCTCTGAGGATTCCGTCTCATAGATGTCTTCGTGTTCGTTATCGTACTTACCATACTCAAGACCAAACAAGGCATTGAGGCCGGGAAGTAGTTCTTTAAGCGCCTGTGCGCGTGAAATAGCCATAGTTTAGACCTCCTTACAAGCCAACAGCGTTAGTCATGCTGCTGTAGCCGGGGTTAAGTTTAACCAAAAGATCAGGAAACGCATCGCCAATAGGAGATGCGGAGGCCACGATACGGAAGGCGGCGGTGGTAGTTACAGTTGTCGCGTCAACGGCACTTGTAGAGTTACCAGTAGCAGTGTTGCCAGTAGATGTAGACTGAACGGCTGCGAAGAAAGTATTCGCACCAATGTCAGACTGATCCATAGCGCCGTCTGCTTGTACTTGGAATAGTACATTCGGGTCATCCACAACATACGCCTTGATAGCGCCGCCATTAGCAGTGGCAGAAGGGTAGTATTGCGCGAACGTAGGTTGACCTTGGTCATTTACGTACTCACAACCCACAAACACACCAAGAGAACCCGTTAGAGTTGTTCCTGTTGGTAATGCGTTTGTACCAGCGTCGGCACCTGTTGCAGTTGATAGTGCGATGTAACCATCGGCACCGATGTGAACGACTTGACCGTAAAAGAGGTTTGTTGCCTCTCCAGCGGGGTCGATCAGGTACTGGGACGTAGCCCCAGCGTAGGCCATACCGTCGGCACGTTTTACCGGCTTTAGGCCGTAGGGAGCAGCTGTAGTAGCCATTATGCTCTTCCTCCAGATTTACTTACTGTTGCGGTAAAAAGCATCATTGCCTCCTACCATATAATTACCGCGAACTACGCTCAGGTTTAAGCATAGGCATTCGCGGGTCAGACTCACGCATGTAGTTTCTATCGACAGCCTCGGCCTGATTTTGTGCAGACTCAAGCTGACCATAGATGCGGTCGTCTCGCAGATCGGTCGGGATAGCGCAAAGCAATAACCCACCAACTTCGATATTGTCTTTAAAACGAGAATCAATATCTGACATGATGTGTAGCTCAGGATAATCC